AAGGGCGACAGCATCAACTACCTGCCCACGATATTCAGATCTGGCCTCAAGGTTGGCATTCTGCCTGCTTTGCACATCACGCAGACGCTTGAATGACGCTCTGAGCTTATCAACCCGCTCTGTTGCGGCTTTTAGCTTCTTATCGAGATTGCCAATACCTGACCAGCCTTCGCGATTGATGGCTTTAGTCAGGAGGCGCTGTTGCTTTTCGGCAGCACGGAGAGCGGAGCCAACCTCGTTGACCCCGCCCTTTACCGAACCAAATGCAGATTTGAGACTGGAAGCAACCGCCCCGCCGATGGTGATGGTTGCCGAGAGTTTTTTATTAGCCATCGTCTTTGGGCAGCCCCTTTATCCACCAGATAAACCGTGACGTGCGCAGGGCGCTGATTTCCGCCAGTGACCAGCCTGTGTGTGAGGCCAGTGCTAACACCCCTTGGCGGATGTACTCAGGTGCTAGTCGAGAAAAGCGGTGTAAGCCCGCTGCAGGCGGCCATAGTCGCGCATCGGCAGCTTGCGGATATCATCAGGGGCCAGACCACACAGGTTGGCAAACGCGGTGATCTCGCGGGTTGCGTCGCTGCCGCTCATCTGGGTAGTGATCTCTTGATCACCCACGGTCGGCTCGCGCATGCGCAGCACGGCCACTTTGGCGCCGCCAATATCTGCCGGGCGTGACAGGGTGATATCGGCGCTGCCGTCATCGTTGATTTTCAGGTATTGAGGGAGTTTGTTTTCCATGGTCTCACCGGTTTGAATGGATGAGCTGGCAGGGCTGACCTGCCAGCAGGATTAGATGCCCAGCGCGTTGCGGGCAGCAGCCAGAATGTCGGTGCCGTTGATAATGCGCACCATGTTCTCGGCGTCGATCTCGTGCACCACCTGATCGCCGTGCTGCATCTTGTAGTAGGTCAGGCTCATGGTGACCTTGAGCGATGGCAGGTCGCCCGGCTTGCTGGTGCCGGGGTCCAGCTCGGTGATCTTGCCGCGCATGGTGTGCACCACCGCAGTGGTGGTGCCATCAAACGACTCGAGTTGTTCGCGCAGCACCAGCGGCACCCGGGCACCTTCGGTTATCCCGAACAGGGCCAGCACGTTGCGGTCATAGGCCTTGAGGCTGAAATCTGTCACCAGCTTTTCCATGCCCATGGTCACATCAATGGGCAGGTCCATCCCTCCTGCCCGAAACTCTTCGGCCTGCAGGGTCAGCTTGGGGGCGTTGAATTCATCGATCTGCCCGGCATAGCCGCGGCCATCGACGAATGCGTTAAAATTCTTGCGAATGTCGCGGGCTGCCATTTAGAAGATCTCCGTGATGTAGTCGTTCACCAGGTGGCTGCGGAACGTGATGTGCTCAGCCGGGTACACAGGGGTAAAGTCGAAGTCAAAAACGATCTTGCCCTGGGCGATCTGGTCCGGTGTGTTCAGGTCAGGGTCGATCCAGCAGTTGCCACCAAGGATGGCGCCCTTGTTGACCAGGCTGCGCAGGTAGGCGTTAACCCCCTCGGTCACATCGGTGACGTAGTTCTTGGTGATGCCGCGATCCACCGCCCACAGGTGATTCACCAGAATGGACTCATTGATCATGTCTGCGGTACGCACCACGCAGAGGAAGGCCCACTTCTGATCGCTCGACAGGGTGCGGTTGCCCCACAGGCGATAGCCATCCTCGCGGATGATGGTGGCGACCTTCTTCTCGTTGAGCAGGTTTGCCCGGCTGCTGGTGTCACCCAGGGTGAAATCGATGGGGCGAGCCGTACCGATGATGCCGTTGATGTTCTGGTTCGACGGTGACCACCAGAATCCTCGCTCGTTATCGCTCTTTGCGATAAGCCCCGCAACGCAGGGGGATGCCCATTCGGTGACGTTGTTGCCGTCTTCGTCGGTCTTGATGACCTTGGGATCAACCAGGAACACCCGCTTGCTGCCAAAGTCGCCAGCGTAGGCGATGGCATCGGCGTCGGTGGAGTTGGGGCCATCAGCAATGATGACGGCGCGCATCTTCTCGGCGATGCCGATCAGCTCTGCCACTACGGCGTTGCCAACGGTACCGAAGGAGGCAGTCGCTGCTGCGCCAGTGCCACCACCGCCAGAGAAGGCGACGGTCGGCGCGGCGGTGTAGCCGCTGCCGGCATCTTCCACGATGACCGAGGTCACCTTGCCAGCATTGGTGCCGGTGCCGAGCACCGCCTTGGCTTTGGCGCCAGTGCCAGCGCCGACACCAGACAGGGTGACAGTAGGGGCGCTGGTGTAGTTCTGGCCAGGGGTTGTCACAGTGATGGCAGTTACACCACCAGTGACCCGCTTATCGGTAAAGCCCGGGGCGATCAGCACCTTCGGCGAGAAGCCAACGGCGGATTTCGCGCCAAGGAAGGCGTGAACCCCTTCATAATTGCCGGTGGTCGCATTGACGCCGCCAAGGATGTTGGCGAGCGTGTCGGTAGCGCCCGTCCCCTCTTCCACTCGCACCACGATGATCACAGCGCCGCACTGGTCAAAGATGGAGTCGATGGCCGCAGGCAATGTGCCTTCGCCGGTGCCCAGCGTATCCAGTCCGGCCGCTTCACGACGGCTGCCCGCGATCAGCACCGGGGTGTTGAGCGGGAACTGGGTCACATCGGCGTTGGGGGCGGTACCGATCAGCCCGATAACACTGGAGCGAACGGTGGTGATAGGGCGGGGACCGGAGTCAATATCGATGACCTCGATACCATGCAGGAAGGTTTCAGACATTTGCTGGGCCTCGATGGACACGGTTTATGATCGTGCCGTCATCATGGCGTTGCGGTGCACTCCCATCCTCTTGGGGGATTTCCAGTGGTGGCAGCAATAGAAAGCCCCGCCGGAGCGGGGTTTGTTGACCTTATATCAAATGATCTTTTCAGGCTCTGTTGGCCATTGCGGATTATCTGGCCAGCCTGGCTGCTCTGGCACCAGAGTCAGCTCGTAGCGGTAGCGTTGCCAGTCGGCCAGCAGTTGGGTGTGTTCCGGCTTGGCATAGCCGCCATCGACGGCGGGTTTGAGGATGGCGATCTGTTGGTTGGCTGTGGCGATGCTGGCCGCCTGCTCGGCCATAGCTATTTCTGATAACGGCGGTACTGTTGGCTGAATCAGGATTGGATAACCATCGGCATCCGCCGTGATTTCTGAACCATCAGCCTGCCCTCGTAGCAGTTCAGCTCGCTTTTCGACTGATATTTCAACCGCGTCATCTGGATATGACTCATAAAAATTCGTATCAATAAAACCAAGCGTCCTGCTGAATAAAATTGCCATCTATCCTCCTACGAGCCAATAGTAAAAACGGCAAACTGAGCCGCTTGTGGTCCAATATTCCTGATTGTCACCGACCCAAGCGCTTTTGATCTCACTTGCCCGATATACGCACCTCCAGGTGGAATATCAGTAGTGGCATTTGTATGGCTTGATATTGCGCACCACGTTGCACTTGGGTTTGAGAGCGGCAACATGACATTACCATTTGCTCCGCTGTTTATTACTTGTGATAACGTCCATTGAAAAATAATACCGCCTAGCCATGTAGGGAATACTATATAACCGCTATCAGCAAGCAATATCGAAAAGCCATACCGCATTTTTTTAGGGGTAACCAGCACGTCATCTACAGTCCCTGCGTTAGTCTGTGCCTGTGTTGCTATTTTTGATAAACCATAATCAGATTCTGTTGCATGTTTGTGTTCATCAACAAATAACAGCGCTGTACTACCAATGCTGATCGTCCCTGTTGTTGACAGATACCAAACCTTACCAATGTTAACAGCCCCCTCCTCTACCGCTACCCGCGCCCCGCTGCTCAGCTTGGTGCCATTATCCGCATCGGTGGCGCGGGTCCAGCTTTGGGCCGCGACCAGATAGATGCCGTTTTGGGCGGCGGTAGTCTGATCTTTTACCAGCACCCGATCGCCAACCGTTAGCGTCACACCGTCGATGACCTGGGCGCCAGACAGGGTGATATTGGCAGTAGTAGCAGCGCGCACGCTCTGTTTGGCGTCCAGCTTCTGCAGCTCACCCTGCACATAGTCAGTTGATGCAATCCAGCCAGGCTTTAACTGTCCGGAGTTGAGCTGATCGATCTGCTGTTTCAGAAAGGCAGTTCGGTTGGCCAAACCTTTGGCCTGCGCGTTGGCAATGCCATTCTGGCCGCCAAGCACCGGATCAGTGGTTTCGATTTGGTAGATGCCAGCATCAAAGCTGGGGGTTTCTGGTACGTTTGCCATCATGCAGTCCCGTAGTTATAGGTGCCGTCATAACGAAGTGCCCCGTCATACAGGTTGGCAGCCTCGGTGAATATCAGTGATACCAGGTGGCAGCGGGCTGGCGCGGTATATTTCAGGATGCGGCGCACCTGCTCGGCCTGCTGGTTGGTAATTGGTCTGTCAAGAATGACCCGATACTTGGCCCACTCATCAGGCGAGCCGAACGTTGAAAGTCCGTTGTATTTGAGGCTGCCGTTATAGGTTGAGCCGTAAACACCCTCGATGATCTGGGCTGTGCCATAACCGGCGTTTGCCAGTGCGCGGCGCACCGACCACACCGACCCCTTGCGGCGCTGCACCAGCACTGACTCGCGGATGGTCTGGCGCTTGGCCTCATCAGACCAATCTGGTGACCACTCATCACAGCCGAACGCCCACGCCAACCACGGCAGCAGATCTGATGGGCAGTTGTCAGGACTCCATATCTCTCGGGTGCGGATAGGCACATCAGACAGCCGCGCAACTGTCATCGCCAGCGCAACCTCTTGGGCGCTGGCGCTGGATGGCAGCATGGATGCGCTACTCACGGATCACCCCTGCAGTGATGTTGATGGCGGTGCAGTGCGGGGCCTGATTCCACTGGATGGGGATATCAGCGGCCGGTGAAGAGAGATTTACCTTCTGCACCCCTGGGCGGCGCAGTGCTGCATAGACCCCGTCGAGGGTGATATCCAGCCCGAGCTTGTGCATCTCAGCGGCATAGGCTTGTGCGCTGGCTGTGGCTGCATCCAGCGCCTGCTGTTGCCCAACCCCAGGGAAGAAGTCGAGCACGGCGGCAATCTGGTAATTCACCACATCCGCGCCAGACACATCCACCGTGTCGCACAGAGGACGCACTTCCTCTGCATTTGTAGCTGCAA